ATGCCATTGCAAGGGTGTTTGTGTTACTTTGCCAAATGCGACCTCTTGTTGAACTTCTTCATAATTTGCTATTGGTTGGTCGTTAATTTCAATATCATAAACTGAATCGACACAGTTTTCACATAAATGTACTAGACAATTAAAATATTGTTGATCACCAACAACATCTATATATCTATTTATTATATTCCCTGCAATTCTTCTTGTTCCATATAGTCTTGGAACTGGAAATCCTTGATTTTGGAGATTGCTCATTACTCCCCATCCGTATGTGGGAGTTTGTTCCATTTCGCCAAGACTACCCTGAAGAGTTGCACCACCGCCGATTGTTGGAATTGAAGGTGGAGGAAGTGGGAAAAGAGCATTGACAAGAAGAGCTCCTGCTACAGATACAAGTCCAACTGCTATAGCAGTTGAGGTCGTTGCAGAAAACCCTAATGCTGCGATATATGGAGATATATACGGAGCAACAACTATAGCGATAATCATAATCGCAATCATGGCAACTATTCGCCATGTTCCACCACTATCTCCACCATGAGGTCTAGATACTATTAATATTTGATCTCCTGGATGAGGACAAACATGCAAGACTTCATAGTCACTAAGTATTCTTCCGCTAATTGAATACTTTAAATCAATATCTCCTTTCACCAATAAATTTAATTCAGAAACATATTGGCTGACAGATTTGCCATATTCATGAGGAACATATATCTCTTCTCTATCTTTTATGCTAAATAAATTATAGAGAATGGTTATGCGAACTCTTTCCTTATAAAGAACAGGCAAAAATTCGTCATTATATTCATTAGGATTTAATCTAATTAGTTCCATTCCACTTATAGAACCCCACTATTTTTTTACTCCAAAACGGATGATTCAATTTTTCGACAACAACAGAACCAACATCATATCTACAATGGATAAATTTATTTTTATCTATACACATACCTAAATGAGTAATGAATTTATCACAACTATTTCTAAAAACAACTGCACAAGGAATTTCTGGTTCCTCTATTTCTAACCAATATGATTTAATTTTCTCAGAATTAATTAGACTATCAACTAATTTATAATCTTTAAAATTAACATCAAAATCTGGAACTATGACTCCAAATCTTTTATAAACTTCAATTAACAAACCAAGACAATCAAGACCAATCTCTGGATCTTTTCCATATGGTATGAATTTGACTCCAATCAAATCTTCGAAATTAGGCATTGCTTGTATAAACTCCTCCTCCAGGGATTCCTGGAAATCCTCCAAATCTTGATGAATTGTTTCTTTGTCTGCATGCAGCAAGAGTCTTGTTGCATTCTAAATAAACACCTTCAGAATACCCACAACGAACATCTGTTCCTAAGGGATAATTAAATCTAAATCTACACCAATTTTTCAAAAAACGATCAGTTGGAAATTGAATATTAAACAAATTTTCTGCAGAAAACTCAAATGTTACTGTCATTACATCTACTGTAGTTCTTGTTATTTTGAAATATTCATCAATCTCAGGAGATTCTAAGTCTAAATGATCAGAATGAACAACACATAACCTTACAGATCTGCCAACAAGTCCTTTATCTGCTTCTAAATATGGCATTAATGATCTTGTAACATTTGAAACACGAACATTTAAAACTATATGTTCGCCAGCTTTATCTTCTTTCATATCATCAAGATCAAAAGGAAATTTTTGATATGTATCTCCACTACCAGTAGGCCATTCTATATCTTCATTGTTTCTAACCAATAGAACATGATTGTCGTCAGCTAATGTTATATCTAACAAAATAAGCCAAACTCCAGAAGAACTTAGTTTATTTTTTTCTGCTATTGCTGCACCTGAAAGCGAAAGCATGATTATACCTCTTCAAAAACTCCTTCACAAGTCCAAAAATCAATTGTGTTTCCTGTTGGAGTAAAAACAAATTTTTCAGCTATTCTAACTTCATATACAACACTATCAATTGGGTTAGTCCAATTGAATGAAGAAGATCCAACAAGTACAGTATCTCTTTGGAATACCTTTAATATATCTTTATCAGCAGTTGGCAAAACTTCATATTTTATTTTCCATTTTTCGGGAATCCTTGTAGTTCTTGCTCTTGTTTGAACATAACCACCTTCAAATGAAGATCTTATTGTTGGATCAAAAGCAAGATCTTCTTCCCAACCTTCAACAGATGGATTTTCAGATAAAGTAGGAAAGTCAGTCATTTAACATTACCTTGTATTAATTGTTCTTTTAAAAGACTTAGATGTTGTTGCTTTTCTTACAACAACATCTACCACAGCAGCATCAAAATCAAACTTAAAATCAACGTCGCTTGCCTCCATTGGTTGCCCACTTTCGTTTTTGACATTAACCTGAATGGTTTTGATGCTACCAGAATAACCACCAGAATTACTAGAAGTAGAAACACCACCAACAGAACCACCAGATTGCATCTTTATTATTTCTTTATTTCTTAATCTTTCAAATAATTTTATTCCATAATAATCAACAGAATCTCTTGGTATCATATATTCACCAGCCATACCCAAAATAGGAATTGAATCTTTTCCAGGAATTCCTCCTCTTAAAAGACCACCATATTGCTGAGGAGCACCAGCGAACGACCCAAATCCCATACTAACACCTGTAGTTGTTCCAGTAGTAGTAGCGGGAGTGGCAGTCTGTGTTGATCTAAATGAAGGAATCATTCCAACAAGCTGTTGCCATATATAAACTTCTATTAACTTTTGAATATATTTTACCAAAGAATTTTGAATTGACAATAATGTTTCTTTTAAAACATCATTCCAACTCATGGCAGCTTCTTCGCTATTATTAAGCCAATCAAGCGTTTTTTGAGTAAGTGCATCAGACATAATATTTAAAGTATCATAAGTCATGCCAGCCATTGATTCTGTAAAAGTTTTTTGTTCTGAAAGATAATTCGATATTCCAGCCTTCATTGAGAGCCAAGTTGATTCAAAATATTCTCCAATACTTGTTGCATTTTCTCTTTTAATTTCTGCATCTCCCATCAACCGAGCATATTCTTCTTCATAATATCTTTGGCTCCAACTCTTATATGTTTCAAATTTCTTCCTTTGAAAATCTTCTTCCATGTTTAATAGAAGACTGTTAAGTTCTTCTTGCAATGACACTTGATCAGCAATATCAGTAGATTTTCCAATTGCTGCTTCATATTTTTGTATAGTTTCTGCTTTTCTTGCAGCATAATCTAATGCTTCAGTCATATATTGCGATTGCAGTGCCTCTCCATATTTACCTGTTCTCATTTGATACTCTGCTACATTCTCCATTCTTGACTGTCTATTTCTTAAGTCTTCTATTTTAAGTCTTAATTTTAATTCTTTTTCAAGCTTGTAGTTTATTTCTTCTTTTAAGTCTCTTTCTTTAATCATTCGTTTTATTGCCTCATCAAGTCTTTTCAATTCTTCTTTTCTTAAATCTAATCCTATTCCCTCATTTTCTATCCAGAATTCTATTTGTTTTTCAAGATCTTTGTATTTATCTTTTTGTTCACTAATTTTAAAATTTAAATCAGCCATATTTCTTAAATGTTCCTTGATAAACCTACTAATTTGAGCTTCATAAGAATGATACCTATCCATTTCGTAAATTAAGTCTTCAATTGCTCTAGTTTGTTCTATCGTTGCGTTTCTTTCATCATATTGCATTTGTAATCTGGCTCTATTTTTTTCAAGATCACCCTTAGCTTCTTCTATTTTTTGATATTTAATTCTTAATTTATCTAGTCTTTTAAATGCACCATCAATATCTGTTGGGCTAAAACCAAGTGCCTTCAGAACTCCTTCTCGTTGACCTTTTGTGCCAGTTTGTATTTGTTCAATAATTGTTTGAATATCTCTAGTTACTCTTTCAACATTTTCTGTAGTTGTATCATCAATTGTTAATAATGTTTTTAGCGGAGCATAAGAAATCATATCTTTCAGTGATTTTATATTTTGTCTTTGCAATGTATTTTCAAGTTTTTCATAAGATTTAACTTGACTATCGATTTCTTTTCTTCTTTGCCTCTCTAATTCAACAACATTTACTAATAAATCAAAATATTTTTTAAGACCTTGCATTATTTTTTCTTCAAGTTTTTGTTCAACCAAGCCAGCTTCTATTGATGCATATCTATCTTTAAGATGCTTTACAGCAGCTTCTTGAGTCATACCTGTAAATTGTTTAGACCATTTAACAAGTTTACCACTTTCTCCTTCATATTTACTAATTTCTTTTAAAGCAGTTTCAAGATTTCCATATTCTTTCGCAGAAGTTGCTTTTGCCAATTCTTTCATCCACAATCCCTCTTCAACAGGAGGCCTCTCAACTTCTGCTTTTGCCCTAACACCATAAGCTTTGCCAACCATTCTAGATGCTTCCTGGGCAGCTTTAGATAATTTATCTATTAATCCTTGAAGCAAAAATATTGCATGTTCAGCAATTTCTATTTGTTCATATTCCAAATCTTTAGCATTTTCTTTTATAAATTTACGTATATTAACTATAGTATTTTGTATTTTTATCATTTGTGAAAGAGAATTACCAACCTCTTCTATTATTGATTCTCTAATGCCAACCAATACTTTTTTCTTACTAAAAAAAGGCATAACACCTAATTTTGCAAGATCTTCTTCTGATCTAGAAGAATATGATTTGAATGTTCCTTTCAATCTATCTAATTCACCAATAAACTCTGATGTTGCTTCAGACAATAGACTAAAACCACCTTCTATATTGAGGAGCAAATTACTAATTGAAACCCTTCTGATTTCTTCAGTAACATTAACAATTCCCTGCATTTCTTTTCCTAATTCTTTATATCCTCTAATTTTTTCATTTAAAATTTTTATCTCTTCGTATCCTTCAGATATACTACTGGTTATTTCACCAGTCATCGCCATATATTCTTCTTTGGTGGTTGTAAAATAATCCCATACTTTATATGCACCATACAATAACAATAAACCAAGAAATATTTTAAACATAGCTGCACTTCCCATAATTGCTGCTCCTAAATTATCAAAATGCATTCTCGCTATAGACCAATGCTTAAGAGTTAAAGCGACAGCTAAACCACGAGCATTTACAGCAGCAACTCTAAAAGCATTACTGACCAAAGCAGCTTTTTCAGATAAAAACCCCATATCAGCAGCATTTTTAGCGAATCTAGCACTTAATGATCTTAAGACAATACCAAATGCGGTAAAGGTAGCATATAGCGAAATTATTTTGACAATAGAACTAAGAATTGATTTTAGAGAATCATTTAAGCTAAAAACAGCCATTCCAGTTCCAGCAACTACAACTGAAGTGGCATGAGCAATTGTTACTAACGGAGAAAATCCTTCACGAATGAGAGCAGCTATTGTTTCTCTTAATCTGGCAAAGGCCACATTTGGTTTCGTTAACATCTCCATTGCCATATTTTTAGCAGCATTTTCTGAAGTTAATTCTAACTTCATTATATTCATTTCAAGTTCTTTAGAATTTTGTATTAAAGTCACAAAAGCCTTTGCACCTCTCAACCCCATTCTATCAAAAATCACACCAACATCCTCAACAGACATACCTTGACTCTTCATTGATTTTCCAATTTCATTAATCAATGAAATTAATTCAAGAGGCTTATCAGGATCTACAATAACTCCAAATGCTTCTGCAAATTTATATGGTTCTTTAGAAATCCTACTAAGAATTGTTTGTACCGAACGACCAGCTATCCCAGATTTTATCATATGATCATTCAACGTTCCAAGAATTCCAGACATTTCAACAAAAGTCAAATTAGCAACTTTACCCATTGCCATAAGATGCTTATAGCCTTCTCTTAATTCATTTAATTCAACCTGATGATCTCTAAATGTTGCAACCATCACATCATTAATGTACTTAAATTTTTCACTAAGAGTACTTACTCCAGCAATAATATCTCCAAAATTATTATATACTGAAGCAACCATCTTAGTGCTCTCAGTAACATCTCCTTCTGTTGCAACCAACATATTCATTGTGGAATTTAAAGCAGCTAAATTTTCTTTAGTATTCAATCCAGCACTACCTAATTGATAAAGAACTTCTCCTACTTCTCCAGAAGTTTTACCAAATTTTAACATTGCTCTAACACCCTCAGATTCATACTTTTCAAGCATTTGTGCACCAGTTTCAGCTTCATTTCTTGCTGTTCTCATTGCTCTTGCAAATTCATATTCTATTGTGATAACAGAACCAAGAGCAGCTTTAAAACCTCTTAGAGCACCAAACATCAAACCATAACCAGCAACCCATGCCATCTGAGATCTCATCATATCTGTAAAACCTTTTAATTGTGTTCTTATTATACCTCTAAAAGACTCAGATGTTCTATCTAATTCCCTCCTTTCCATCATGCTTAATGTTTGATGTTTCTTTTGATAATCCATCATTGCTGAATCAACAACTTTTAATTGATCCATTAATCCTTTGCGTGCATCAGTTTCTGCTTTTATTGCATCCCTATCCTTAATTTGAGCAGAATTAAGTTTTATCAATTTATTGGTATGTATATCAATCAAAGAATTTAAGGCAGTTTCTATATTTTTAAGTTCTTCTATATTTACATTCAATGCTCTCATTCCTGCTCTTAACTCATGTATTCCCTGATTCCAGTTTTTTGTACTGGCTCCTGTTGCCTCAAATCTTATTTGCATTTCTTTTAATTTATTACCAACAATTTCACTGCTAACACTTGCCCTCAAGAATTCTTGATTGTTTATCCCAACAGCTTCAGACAGAAGTCTCATTGCATCACCAAGAGAAAGAACCTCACCCTTCAGCTTTCCATATTGAGGATGAACGCTCATTACTGTGTCAACAAGCGTTCTAAGTTTTGTATCTTGTTTTTCTTCTCCAGCAACAGCTAATCTTAATGATTCAGTAAACCCCTTATGCTGGCTATCAAGATTCTTCATTTGAGCACCAAGAAGTTTATATTGCTCAATAAGATTTGAAAGTTGTCCTATTTTTTTAGATTCAGTGGTTGTAAATGTAGTTCCCTCAAATTCTTTCAAAGAAGCTTTTGAAATTGTTTCAAATTCCTTAAGATCAGTAACTCCTCCAAGCATACTTTCAACACGTCTTGCTGGAGATTCTTTTACTCCCACTAATGTGGATGCTTTAGTTCGTATTTTATCTTGCAACTCAAGCATTTGATTTCCAGTTGTTATTGATTTCTGTAGTTTTTGTTCATATAACCCCATTTCGGATGTTAATTTCTCAAGATGAGTTGCTCTGGTGATTAATTGTTTATCTCCCGTATGTTCTAATGATACATATTTACCAATAGTGACAGACAATTCATCAATTATCCTTCTATATTCCTCCATCTTGACTTTTGTCATATCAACTTTTTGACCAAGCATTTCTTGTTTTATATAAGCAGAAGTTATAGCTTGATCAAACTTACTCATTGCGGTGATCATTCCACTAATATCACCTCTATCTGCCATATCTCTTCTGCTCAATAATCCCGCCGTTAAAAAACCACTAACCCCAATTCCTCCGACACCACCTGCTCCACCACCGACACCACCGACACCACCTGCTCCAGCGGCTCCAGCAGCAGTGGTTCCAGCAGAAGCAATGGCCTCGGTAGAAGAAGCAATAGCATTATTTGATTCTCTAGCCTCTACTAATTTAGCTTCATATTTTTCAATTAATTGAGTAATTCTTGCTCTTCCTGCACCTTCTTTTTCTGTTAAATCAGCAACTTCTGCTTGCAACCTTGCAATTTCTTCTATATCTTGTTTTTGTTTTTTAAGTTCTTCACTTTCCTTCTTATCTATTTCTAAACTTCTTTCATTAAATCTCATCTGTGCTTCTGATAATCCAGTTCCAGAAACTTCCATTTCTTGTTTAGTTGTTCTATATGCATATCCTCCTACTTGTTCTAATGGAATTCCAAGTTGCTCAGCAACTCCAATTTGATACGGAATTATCTGATTTCTAGAATATCTTTGAGCAGCAGGAGAAGTGCCTCCTGTTTTAATATCAATTACATCTGCCCCCATTCCTGGACCATACTGAACTATAATATCAGCAGTTCCTTTTATACTAGCACCAACTTTCCTCATATAAGAAACTAATTCTTTGAACAGAGGACTTTTAACACCAAGCCTCTCTTTCCAATACATAACAGATTCTTTTATATATTTTAGTGATGCCTTTCTAAGCTCTGTTGACAATTGCCCAGAAACCTTACCACCAGGATCAGTTATGGCAAACTGTATTTCCTTTTCAGACTCAACACTCAAATTATTTAATATCTCTCCAAAAACTTTTGCGCTTCCACCTGCTTTTTCAGCAACTCTTTTAAGTAATCTACCAAAAAGACTATTAGGGTCACTTCCAAATGTTCTAATTACATCATTTCTTACCCTTTTAGCTGATGCATTAATCGCCTTAATGGCTCCCTTATCTAGAAAAATTTCACTTTCTTCAGCCGCTTTAATTGCCAATCTTCTAAAATTTTGCTCTGCATCTCTTGCTTCTGTTTTTGCAAAATTATCCCATTGCTTTATCCATCTTTCTTCACCAGCTTGATATTTCTTTAAGAACTCGCCCATCCCCTGATGCTTCATATTTATTTGTTTTATTATATTTTCTACAACGCTATGTAGGGCAGTTCCTCTTTTCATGCCATATTCTACTATTTCTTTTGGAATGTCTTCAGCATATTCCATTCCAGAAAGAGCACCGCCGAGAGTACTTGGGTGCATAAAAGAAATTCCAGTTTCCTTCTGTTCGAACTTCATTGAATCGAGCAATTTTTGGACAGCATCTCCTGCAGGAATACCGGCCCCAACATGACCAGTTCCCCCAGTTTTTTCATGCATCTTCAAAAAACCTTCATATAGTTTTTTCCCAGCACTTCCTTCAGATACTTCTCCCCAATTAGTGTACCCCATTATTGGGAGCCCTCCGCCACCTCCCCCGCCGCCTCCTATTCCTATTGAAAGAGCGTTCTTTAATTCTCTTGCTCCAGCAAGAAATTCACCACTTGATAATGCATCAGCTATTGTTTTAATTGATTGAGCAACACTCAATATTTGCGGTTCTGTTTCTTTTATTTTTTCCAAAGATTTTACAATACCAGTTTCTGGTTGTGACTTCCCAGCCTTGCTCATATTTTCAAACATGGATGATATTGAATTGAGTCTAGTGGCATCTACTGCACCCATTTCTTTGATGCTTGTTGCAATATTTTTGAACGTTGCTCCAAAAGCTTGAGCATCTTCTTTTGTTGCTCTTAATTTAGCACCTATGGCTGTCACATCAGACACAATACTTGCAAAACTCTTAACTGATCCTCTAGCATAATCAAGGCCGGTAGATATTTGATGAATTGAATTTGCTATATCAACAAAACCAGCATAAGAATCCTTTTTGGTTGCAGAAGAAATAGCAGTCATAAATCCTTTTATGGCTGTTGCAGCAGATGTTAACTCTTTTCTTCCTTCTTTTGTTCCAAGAGATTTATTCAAATCAACAACAGCATTCTTCATCATTTGAATATCAGAAGAAAACTCTAGCATTCCTTTGCGAGCTTCATTCCTCATCTTTATGATGAATTCTATCTCACGATTTTTCTCTGCCATTTTATTTCATTTCCTCTAATTTCTATACTGGT